ATGTCAACCGTACTGGTCATCAGCTATCTCCATATGGAAAGAGGGGGCGGCGAACCGCCCCACTCCTATTAGTCTACCACATACATGATAGTCAGCTCAATAGAGCCGGTAGCAGTACCCGCATTGGTCACGGTGATTGCCACACCGTCCTCGTTTGTATCGGTCTCTGTGCCAGAGCCTAGAGCGATAGTTGCAAGAACGTCTACCTTTTGAGCAGATGTTGACGCAGCCGCTGCCTTGTAAGCTGCCGCAGACGCAGACACGGCTGTACCAGCCGCGTTTGTGTGAGCCGCATAACCTACAGACAATGTTGTGCCAGAACCTAAAGCGTCATAAGCCAGGGAACCTTGCAACAAACGTGCGCCATCAGGTAAGACAAACATCTCAATTTCGCTGGCTGCTGCCAGAGAAGATGCTTCGTATGTGCCGTGAGCTACACGGATACGACCCGCAAGCTCATTAGCTTTGTTCATCACGGCTGGTGTTGCGCGTGAGTTAGTGCGTTGTGCTGAATATACAGTAGCCATTAATCAGTCTCCTTATTCGCTACACGCGATTTCGACAACTTTGGATTCCTCCATCCGTGTCGCACCGACAGACTGACAATAGTAAACCTGAGTCGCGTAAGATTTATCTGCGCGTTCATCAATACGGGCTGCTGGCTCTTTGCCAATAGCACATTTGATGCCGTCAGATGCAAACGCAATTACTTGGCGGTCAGAGTTGCTATCTGTACCCAAGCGGTTTGAAACGATAAAGTTAAAGCCAACAAACGTGTTGATCTCACCCATCGCCAAAGCCTTGACAGTGTTGTAATCGCTAGAGGTTACAGTTGTGTTGTTCAACAGATCAGAAACCTGCTTTGGAGAAACAAGAATGTTACGCGCGATAGAAGGATCTACGTTGCCACTGTCAAGGATCTCTTTAGCTTCAACCAACTTAGCAATTGTCAAACCGGCAGATCCATGTGCGATCTTTTGGTCTGCTGGCAATGCTGTGGTTGTTGAACCGTCTTTGCCTGTTGAGGCGTTGCCGAGAGCAGCCGCAATGATGACATCGTCCATTGCGCGACCCATAGCTGCGGCAGCAGCACGGCTGTAGGTGGAAGTCGGATCAACAAGCAACCGAACTTTGTCCTGATCGTCGATCAGATCGGCATACTCATAGTCAGACATAGTAACCATGCGGCGTGAATGTGGTGTGTCCACAATCGGTGTGTCCGCATGACGTGAGGTGCGCAGGACAGCGGCTGCTGATCCCACTTGGTCAAAGAAAGCTTTCTCGCCATTCACGCTTTCTACATCTACCGCATTACGCAACAGAGAACCCATTTGCTGTGACAGCATCTGGATGTTTGCAGAAAACTGATTGACAAAAGCTGTAGTGATTTGAGTAGACATTTCGTCATCTCCTAGCTTCGTTTCAGTTACAATTGCTGCGCGTGGTTGTCCCCGAGGGGGCCGTGCTACTGCTTGGGGCAGCTAATCCGCTTGACGCACAAGCTTGATGTCGTGGGCCTATCGGTTATCCACTATGACATGAGCGCGAATAGTCGCTGCGCTTCCGCAACATACGCATCATGCTCTGGATGCTGTGCATCCATATACGGCCCGTCTTGCCGCATAACCTCTTTCAGTTGACGCTGCGCCTCTTCTGGCGTCATTATCAACTCAGTCGGTTCACCGACTAGGTTATCCTCTCCAATCTGATCTGCCAAGGCAGAAAACATCTTTATGACCTCTGGGTGGTCTCCAAGCATGCGGCCATCAGAAAGCTCTACGCTATCAAACATGTCCATGCCCTTTTCGCCCAAAAGCGTCCTAGCGGCGTTCTGAGCCATTCCTAAGCGCTGTTGATATGCTTGACCGAACTCCTGCCGCAAAGATTGCTCTCCCTCTTGCGTAGCGGCCTCTCTGCGGCTCTGAGCATCGCTTTGGGTGCTGGTCTGAGCTTCGGAAATAAACTGCGCAAGCCGCTCTGCCTGCCGTGGCTGCAAACCAGCTTCCCACATTGCTTGACGAAACGCATTTACGCTTTCTTCGTTTGCGCCTTCCCCCATGTTAATTTCATAAGCATCAGCACTTTCAGGCCGGCCAACAGAATTGTAAAACTCATTGTACTGGTCATCCGTCCAGCTCTTACCAGGCTTGGCAACCTTGTCAGCGCCGATCAGACGCTGGGCATTAACGTAACTTTTTGCCAAACTGGTTGGATCTGTGAACGTGCGCAATGACGGCTCGCCCCTCAATTCTTCTGGCAAGCTGTCCAAAAAACCTACTGGAGCAGCTTCTGCTCCACCTGCGACTTCTTGAGATCCAGAATCTTGGATTGCCTCTTCGCTCATTGTCTTTCCTTCTCTTCGGTCAGCATACGGACAATCAGCAGCACCGCTGCGCGCTGACCTTCATTAAATGCAGTTTCATAAGGATTGTCCGAAAACGTAGTTGTCTCGTAGCCAAAACGACTTTTAAGATCGCCCAATACCCGCACACCGTCTTCAGTGTTAAACGTGCGCCGGTATGCCAGCTTTAAATCTTCAATCTGTTTCATTGCTCAAGAGACCCCGCAGCCTTAACCAATGGAGCCACATTGCCAGCAGCCTCTGCCGCCATCATCTCACGCTGCATGCCCTCTTGCACACGCGCCTGCTCTGCCTGTTCGCGGCGAACCTCTGCAACCTCATCAGCGCCTCGAATAACCCGAGCAGGCAGACCCGCAGTCTCAACCAAATACTGAACCATCTTGTCACCGTCCAAGTAATCAGTAACAGGCGCAACCTCGCTAACTTGCAGCAAAATCTCAAACCCGCGCAGCATTGCCTGCAAGTCTGTAAGCTTCTGAGCCTTAGCCAAAGGAGAAACGTATTCAATATCAATCTCTTGACCTTGAAGCTCTTCTGGCGGTTGAGGAAGCAAGCCGGCGCGAAGCAACAAAGCAAAGGATCGCGAGATCAGTGGCTGCAAAAGTTCCGCCTGCAACCGGCCTAATACTGGCCCAAGCAAGCGCATCTTTTCTTCGTTTCTTTGCAGAACCTCTGTCGCAGTCATCGTTGGGCCTTGGCCTAAAAGCAACTGGTCAACGTAAAAAGCTTGGCGAATAGCATTGCGACGCTGCTCTTCCATGTTCAAACCCAAAGGATTGTTTGCACCAATCTGCAATGGCTCCAACCTATCGCGCGTTCCCGAGCGATAAAAATTCAATGCCCCAGGCGTAGTCCGAACAGGCATAACAAAACCATCGTCAGGAACCATCAAGGGCGGATCAATCTGCTTTTGAGCCGCCTTGATTGTCGTTTCAGACATCTTGTTCACCATCTTAACGTCAGGCAAAGCAGTCATCGCCGGTGATCGGCCATAGTTAGACACGCTGTCTTTTACAAAACGCGGACACATGAAAGGAAACTCGTCAAAGCCACCCTCGGAAAGCAACTCCTTTTTGTCAGCCAAGTAATAAATAGACGCAACAGGCTTATTCTTTGCAAGCTTACCCTTAGCCTCAGCCCTCGGGAAAACAGCATGAACAACTTCGTGCTCCTTGTAGGGGTCTTCCTCTAAATCCTTAGCAACAGTGCGGGGCAACGTGGCATCAGGAAACTGCATCGCAATAGCACGAGCAGACAACTTGAACTTCCGATAAACAGTATCAACACGGCCATCAGGGCTTTCGCTAATACAAACCTCGGCAATGTGGCGACACGCAAAACGCAAGCCGTCTTCCTCAGCCTCAACGTAAAAAGAACCAGTGCCAAAGACAACTAAGTCATAATAAAGCTCATGGATCTCTTGCTGAAAGTTAGAACGGTTAAAGTGCTGGTACATCTGATCCATGCACATTTCTAACCACTCATTCGCAGCATCATCGCGCTGCAAGCCAGGATTGCGGTATCGCATGGCAAACCAAGGCGTACTAGGTGAAGTCAACATCCCATGCAAACTAGACGCCAACAACTCAACAGCATGAATAGCCGTGCCGTCAAAGATCAACTCAGTGCGCTTGTCGCCCTGTGTCCGCTTCTTTGTAATGTCAGCCTTCCGAGGCAACATAAAATCAGCCAGCTCCTGCCAATGCTTTTCCCAATTGGAACGCTGGCTTTGTAACGTCTTGTATCTCTTATCTAAACGAGCAACTAGCGGATTTACCTGTACCATTATCTCATCCCATAACTTGTCATCAATGTGCGCTTCGGACGCATTTTCGGATCTTTAACACCCTCAACCGCACCAC